GCAAGCCACGACCACGGATCCGAGCTGGGCCGGTCCGCTGGCAAAGCAAAGCGTTTCCGACGCCATGCTCGAAGCGGTCGCGGTGTCCGCAATCGGCAAGATCATCGCAGCAGGCGCGCTGCAAGTGTCGCTCGGCAACAATGCATCGGTGGTCGTGCCTGGCGGTTATGTCTCGCCCGCCGACGCCGGCGCTTGGGTCGGTGAAGGCGGCATCAAACCGGCGCGGCAATTGTTGGTCAGCGGCGCCATTCTGCGGCCGCACAAAATCGCAGTGATCGTCACCATGACGCGCGAGCTGACCGAAGCGTCCAATATCGAAGACATCGCCCGCGCGCTGCTGACCGAAGCCAGCGGCCTGGCGCTCGATGCCGCGATCTTTTCCAATACCGCGAGCTCGGCGGTGCGCGGCGGCGGCCTGTTCGTTGGGCTGACGCCGATCGCCGCCTCGACCGGCGCCGGCTTCGATGCTTGCGGCTCCGATCTTGGCGCATTGGCCGCCGATATCGGCAGTCGCGGCGGCGGCGCCAATCTGTTCTTTGTCGCCGCGCCGGCGCAAGCCACCGCGATCCATTTTTATTCGCCCGGCGGCGAAGTCGAAGCAAGAACCGCGGCCTCGGCCGGCTTGGCCAACGGCACCGTGGCGGCGATCGAGCCCGCCAGCCTGGCGGTCGCCATCAGCGCTCCGGAATTTTCCGTCAGTTCCGCCGCCACCATCCTGCAAAACGATTCGCCAGCCATCTGGCCGGGCGGCACGCCGGTCAAATCGATGTTTCAGATCGACGGCATCGCGCTGCGCATGGATCTGTGGGCCGATTGGGGCATGCGCGCGCCACACGTCGCGGTGATGAATTCGGTGGTGTGGTAACGATGCTCGAGATCGACGCCAACAAACAAGACCTGGCGCAGCTCGAGCAGACGCTCGCAGCGATGCTGCATAAGCTCAATCATTTCAGCAACGTCGAGCTCGGCCAAATGATGTCGGACTGGCAAGTCAATGACATGCACCGGCATCGACCGTTCACGATGCGCTCGCGCCACAAAGCTAGCACCAAGGTGCGGCCGCATTCGTTGCGCGAAGTGCTCGGCGTCAAGCGCTATCGCGCCAAGCTCGCCGGCAAGCGCTTGCCGCGGCGCCACCCGCATCGGCGTTGGTCAACGCGACCGATCTTGCGCGCGGCGCTGCAAAGCAAGCTGTTCACAACCGTGACCGAGGCGTTCCAGCGAATTTCATGGGGCGGCTGACGTGGGCCACAATTGGGCGGCTGAACTTTACTCGCCGGCGCAAGATGAATTCGGCCGCGAGATCTGGATCAATCCGCTGACGTCGCAACCTGGCTCGCCGGCCTATCAGGCGCGCGGCATCTATAACCACAATCGTCTAAATCTGACGCTCGAGGACGGCTCAACCTTCGTCGAGCAAGAAACCATCTTGGACATTCTCGCTCAGGAATTTTCGGTGCCGCCGCAACAGAACGACGAAGTCACCATCCCGGTCGATCCGTTCGGCATGCAGGACGCGCCCGGTGACTTCCTCATCACCAGCACGTGGGACAATGGCGGCGGCGAGATCTCGCTGCATCTAAAAAAGAAGACATGATCACCGAGCAGCAATCTAGCGGCTATGACATTCGTGACGCGTTTTTTAATCTGCTCGACGCCGATGCGTTCTTTGCTGCCTACACCCGGCGCAAAGACAAAATGCTGCCGGTGCAGCAAAACTTAATCCCGTATCTCGGCGTCTATCTGGTCGACGAAGTCATGGTGCCCGATGGCGATGCCAATGCCGGCTGCGTCCGCTTTATCCATACTGCTCGCATTGGATTTTCTATCGTCGTCGCCAACAGCACACCGAACGCCGCCGAAAAAACAGCCGATCAAGCCTTCAACAAAATCATGGCACGCGCTTACTGCGATCTAAAATTGATGAACGTTTTAAAGAGCGACAATCCGGAAGGCGTCTTGATCGAATCCATTACCCGCGGCACACGCCGGGCAATTCACGGCGCTATGTCGACCGATAACGAAACCCCGTTCGTCGAGATGCAATACGAGGCGAGCTGCAGCTTCCGCAGCGAATGGTATCCGGACATCACCGACACGCTCGACGAGATTGACGTCACTGTTGCAGTCAATAACGTTGATCCGACGCAGGTGCAGCCAATCACCGTCAAGTATATGTTCACCGCCCTCAGAGCCGCACTCAGGAGTCCAAGCCATGGTTGAAGTCACCACCAAAGTTCAATCTCAACAAGCCCAAAGCCACGACGATCACATGCGCGAACGTACCCAGTTCTTGAACTCGTTGCGCCATCGCCCCGGTGTGCGCGTCGTGCCCAAGGACGACATCATGCGCCGGTTGCTGAAGCATCCGAAGGCCGGCAAATTCCGCGCCGAAGGCGGTCTCGAATGGCCGGATGACAATTTCACGCGCAAGCGCTTGCGCGATGGCGATGTCACGCTCGAGGAAAAGCAGGAAGCAAAATCCGAGCCGAAAGGCAGACCATCGCCGCAGCATCGATCGGCGGAGTAACTGCAGCAAACAAATAAAGGAGGCATCACCATGCCGATCAGTTTTTCCAACATTCCGGCCAACATAAAGATTCCATTGTATTGGGTCGAGGTCGATCCATCGATGGCTGGCCTGCCGTCGATCAATCTCAAAGCGCTGATGGTCGGCACCATGCTTGCCGGCGGCACGGCGACGCCGAACGTGCCGGTGCCGATCGGCCGGCAATCGCTCGCCGATCAGTTCTTTGGTATCGGCTCGGAGCTCAGCCGTATGTTTCAAAGTTATTACAAAAACAATTTCGCAAATGAGGTGTGGGCTCTGCCGCTGTCCGAGCCGACGGGAGGTTCGGCGGCGACCGGCACGATCACCGTCACCGCAGCGCCGACACAGGCCGGGACGCTTCACCTGTACATCGCCGGCAGTCATATCCCGGTTAACATCATGACGACCGACACCGTCGACACCATCGCCTCGGCGATCGTCGACGCGATCACGACTTATTACGAGGACGGCAATCCGGCGCTGCCAATCACCGCGCATGCGACTTTAGGCGTGGTGACGCTGACGTCTACCTTTAAGGGCGTCAACGGCAACGAGATCGCCGTCGGAATGAATTATTACGGCACCCTCGGCTCAGAAGTCACGCCGCCTGGTCTTGGCATCACCCTGCCGGCGACTGGCTTGTTAACCGGCGGCGTCGGCGTGCCCGATATGGCAACGGCTGTCACCAACATTTCGAAGCTCGACTTCGAATATGTCGCCATGCCGTACACCGATTCGAACTCCTTGTTCCTGTGGGACCAGGAATATGGCTTCACTGATCAAGGTCGCTGGGGCTGGATGCGCGAGCAATTCGGCCATGTCTTTTCCGCCAAGCGCGGACTCTATGGCGCTCTGATTACGTTCGGTGCCACCAACAACAGCGGCGTCGAATCGATCATGGCGATGGAGCAAACTATGCCATCGCCGGCGTTCGAAGTTGCCGCCGCCTATGCGGCCAAGGCGCAGCGCGCCCTGATCAATGATCCGGCACGGCCGCTGCAAACCTTGTCGCTGAACAACATCAAGCTGGCGCCGGTCGAAGATCGATTCGATTGGGAGGAGCTGAATTCGCTGGCCAGCAATGGCTTGGCGATCCAGGACGCCGGCGCGGATCGGCAACCGAAGATCTTGCGCGAACAAACAACGTACCAGTTCAATCTTTATAGCCAGAGCGATGACGCCTATGAGCTGGTGACGACCCTGGCGACGCTCGCCAAAGTGTTGCGCAATCAGAAACACTCAATCACTAGCAAATTTCCGCGCTCGAAACTCGCCGACGATGGCACCAAGTTCGGCCCCGGTCAGGCGATCGTCACGCCCGGCATCATCAAGGCTGAGTTGGTCAATGAATACCAGCAGGACATGTGGAACGGCCTAGTCGAGAATTTACGGCAATTCAAGGCTCATCTGATCGTCGAGCGTGACCCAAATGATCCGAACCGGGTCAATGTCCTATACCCGCCCGACCTTATCAACCAACTGAGAATCTTTGCTGTGCTCGCACAATTCAGATTGCAATACGATCGCGGCATTGATTTCCAGATCATCGGTCAGGCGCCGCCACCGTTCCAAGCTGCATCTGGCGCGCCCGGCTAATCGCGGGCGCTTCGCTTCTCTCAATCGTAACAGGAGGAATCTGCCATGGCGCAGAGGATAGCAGGTATTGCGTTCTTAACCGTGGACGGCACACAGTTGGCGTTGCGCGGCAACTTTACTGTCAGCCCGAGCTCGGTCGAGCGCACCATGATCGCCGGTCAGGACGGCGTGCACGGCTATCAGGAATTGCCGCGGGTGCCGTACATCGAGGGCGATTTGTCAACGGTCCCCGGATTGTCGCTCGAAGATCTTCAGGATGAAACCGACGTCACCGTTGTGGCGCAGCTCGCCAACGGAATGCAATATTCATTAACCGGCGGCACCTGTAAGGCCGCCTTTGAGAACAACACCCGCGACGGCCAGGTCCGCGTGCGTTGGGAAGGCCTCGCCTGTCAGGAAATCTCGCTGTAACAGAAAGGTCGAAGGCCTATGGCAGAAGCCGCCACACCGCTGCGCGAAGGATTCATCATCGAGCCGCAGCCGCCGCCGCAGGAGCGGCCACAAGATGCGATGCCGCGCGATACGCCGCCGCAGCCACCGCTGCCGTCGCAACTGAAAATCGAGCAGCCGACGCCGGAGCCGGCGCTGCCGGAGATTGATGCGGTCCGAGCAGACATCGCCGCCAACGCCGAAAAATGGCCGATCACCGTGCAGCTGCTCTACAAGCCAATCATAAGCGCGGGCAAAACGATCAACAGTCTGACCTTCCGCGAGCCCAAGGCCAGCGAGATCAATCGCATCGGCAATCCGACCCGCATGCTGTGGGACGGCGAGATCGTCATCGAAGAGCGCAAGATGACCTACATTATGGGCGCGCTCTCGGGCGTCTTGCCGCCCGAGCTCGAGGCGATGGATCCGCGCGATTGGAATAGTTGCGCACTGCGACTGCGGAAATTTTTTTTACCCGATCTGCGGGCGTGGTCATAACCAACATCGACGACAGCATGGTGCTCGATTGCTACCGGCTGGCCAGCTACTACAAGCTCGATCCCCGAATTTTTCTCGATATGCCGATCACCGAAGTGCAGCTGCATCAGCGGCGCACGGCGCAGCTCGAGCGCAGTCGACAGCAAGACGATGAATGAGAAAAGCCGGCACATTGCTGCACCGACTTTTCCCCCACGCCAATCCACGCCAGCCTTTGCACGCCGTTGCAGTGCTTGCCGTGCCGAGCCAAGCCGCGCCTCTGCCAGCCGGGCCATGCCGTGCCGCGCCATCCGAATAAACCTGAGAATTTGCAAAAATGCCATCGGAACAAGAAGAACTGAGATTAACCGTTTCGCTGGTCGATAATGCGAGTTCCGGCATCATCGCATTGCGCCAGCAGATCACTGGGCTTTCGAGCGGCCCGGCGGCGCAGAGCATGGAAACATTTCGCCGCAAACAACGGGAGATGGGCGACCAGATTAAAGAGCTAACCGGGCTCGCCATCGGCGGTGAAAAGGCGATGCTCGGCTATATCGCAAGGTTCGGCGCGCTCGGCCTGGCAGCGTCAGCTGGCATCACCGCCATGAAAGGCCTTGCACAGGGCTTCGCCGATATCAATCGGCTCGGCAGGGACATCGGTGTGCCTGCGGCCAACATCAAAAATCTGGTCGATCAGCTGAAGGCGGCCGGCGCCAGCACGGAAGAAGCGGTCGGATTTGTCAAAGGCCTCACAAGTGCCATGGCCGAATTCGGACGTCGTGGCAGCAGAGAATACAACGATTTGCTGCAACACGCTGGAAACTATTCCGGTGCGATGCAGAAGCTCGTTCAGGATATGGAGCACGCGCAAACAGTCGAGGAGAAAGGCCGACTGTTGCAAGAAGCTGTCGCCAACGCTCGGCGCAATGCTCACGACGCCGCCATCGCGCAGAACAAGACAGAGGCCGAGGCTAATATAGCTGCGGCCAAGGCAGCAGAAGATCTTGCGGGGAGATTCCACACCAACATCGATACTCTCAATCGCATGCAAACGGTCTTTAAGGACATGACCGCCGAACAAAAGGCGGCCTACGAGGCGTCGCTCAAGCAGGGCGAAGAAGTCAACAAGATGTGGAATCAAATCGGCGCCGCTGCAGAGGAGGCCGGCGGCAAGATGATCACAACTTTTGGTCCTGCAATGAGCACGGCGCTCAGCAAGGTGCCATCGATCATCGACGCGATCGCCACATCGTTCGGCAACGTCAAAAAACAAATGGATGACATCAATGCAGCAAAGGGGCGCGGCGATTGGGGAGAATTTTTTGGCGGCAAAAGCGGTCAAGGCGGTCTCGGCGCGCTCCCTGGTACACTGAAGCCTGCGGGATCTGGTCCCGATCTGGGAAAATCACTTGGCCTTGGAGATATTCCGCATTTTCAGCACGGCGGCATCGTCTCGCGGCCGACGCTGGCGATGGTCGGCGAAGGCGGCCCGGAAGCCATCATGCCGTTGGGCAAGCAGGGCGACAAAGCCCGACTGCTCGATGACAACACCAAAGAGCTGAAAGAACTCAACGATAACCTGTTCGCGCTAC